TGGGGGTGTGGGGGTGGGGGGGGGGGGTTGGTTGAGGCCGGCGGCGAGGTCGTAGGCGGCCGGGTGGTCGACGCGGTTGCCGTCGAAGCGGGTCGGCACGTACGGGGCGGATGCGCCGGACGTGAACTGCCAGGAGTCCCACGGGTGGGTTGCGACACCGGGGAGCGCGAGGGCGGCCGCCTCGTTGACGTACGCGGCGAGCGCCATCGGTCGGGGCCCGTACGGTGAGGTGCGGACACGCGGGTCAGTCCAGATCGATCCGGCCGCAACGTACGCGCCCGAGTAGACGGCGACCGGGCGGAGCGTGTGGGCTTCGATGATGCTGCACCACTGCAGGACTTCGGAGACGGTGATGCCGACCTCTTCGGCGTCGAGCAAGGCGAACTCGCCAACGTCGAGTTGGCCGATCTTGGTCAGGTACCAGTTGGCTTGCGCGAACGGGTCTGAGGCGTGGTCGAGCCAGTGGTACAGTCCGCGATGGCGGAGCCCGGCCGAGAACATGCCGTTGCGGTTGGTGGTGAACGTCGGGTCGAGGTAGCTGATCGACTGGGTCGCTTTCGCAGCACCCCACCAGATCCCCGCGGCTGCCGCGGCGTGCCAGTCGACGTGACCCTGGTAGTGGCTCACGTCGATGCCGTCGAGGCGGGTCATCGTGCGCCGCCGAGGCAGACGTAGGCGACGCACGCGGTGGCGACACCTGACAGGAATCCGAGCAGATATCGCATGTTTCTCCTTGACGCCGCGCGCGGCAGAGAGGACACTCACAGCATGAGGATCCGTGGCGTTGTGTTGGCTGTTGTCGTGTTGGGCTCGTTGGCGGCGTGTACGCCCGAGCAGATAGCGATGGTCGAGCACGATTACGCCGCACGGCATACCGAACGGCAGGAAACACCGAAGTACAGGATCGACTTAGGCTGCGATGTCGTCTAGATGGCATTGTCCGGCTACCCGGCCGGCACTCGGGCGGTCGTTTCGGTCGGTTCCGGCCCGCCGTACGGCGGGTCTGTCAACGCGACGCAGACCTACAGTGTCCCGCCGTATGAAGTCTCCCCGGATGGAACTTTCCCGTACGGGCTGCTGGTGTTGGCCGCCGACAACGTAACGGAACTAGTTCATGTCGCTGGACGGTTCGGCCCCTGCCCCGTCGTCGGTGGTGCAGTTCAGCGGTAGGTGATCACGACGAGGTAACCAGCGGCGCCCGCGGCCCCAGCGCCGCTTAAGAAGCCGTTGAGGCCCGCACCGCCGCCACCGCCGCCGCCGCCCCATGCTGCGCCGGCAGCACCGTTCCCACTGCCACCACCACCACCGCCGCCGCCTGCGCCGCCGGCGATGAGCAGGTTCGATGACGTCAGCCCGGTTGTGCCGTTTCCACCACCGGCTGTACCGCCGACGCCGCCGTTCGTGTTGTCCTGCGCTCGGTTGCCGGCGTACCCGCCGGCGCGGTTCGTGTTTGCTGCGTCGATGCCACCGCCGGCACCGCCGCCCGAGCCGCCGAGGGTCATCCAATCAGGAAGAGGCTGGCCCGGTGTGGCTGTTGAGTTAAGCGTGCCGCTCGCACCTGCCCCGTACGGGCTGTTGATCGTGCCAACGGGCACGGTTGTGCCGTTGCCCGCCGCGCCGCCGACGGTACCAAGTGCGCCTTGGCCTGCGGGCGCGTACGCGAATGAACCGAACGTGGTCGCTGCACCGTTGCCACCGTTGCCGCCGGGTGTGTTGTCCACCGTCGACGCTGCACCAGCAGTGCCACCGGCGCCGATCGTGACAGTGATGGTCGCACCAAGGATCGACGGGTCCAACGCAACAATGATCCGCGCACCACCACCACCACCGCCACCGCCGGGACGGATTGACCCGGCAGGCCCGCGGGAGCCACCGCCGCCGCCACCGCCGCCGCCGATCGCGTACACCTCGACACCAATCAGAACACCCGACGGCTTCGTCCACGTCCCCGACGCACCAAACACCTGATAATCAATCGCGTTCGCCAGGTACGTGTTGATATCCGACGCCGGCAGTGCGACACCATCCACAAAGCTCTTCCAAGTCACAGCAACTCCCAAAGGTCAGATTTACGGAACGAGAACATCGGTGCCACCCAAAAGGGAGGAGCCGATGATGAACGGGTGACGCGGGAACTTCGACGCGTCCGACAGATACAGGACCGTCTGCCACGGGCCACGCTCCACTGCGGGGATGTCATGATCGACGCCCTCAACGAAGTAGTCGCCCAACCATCGGAACCCTGTGCCGGGGTCGGTCAGGTTGACGCTGACCCGGTCACCGAACTTGACACCGAGCACCAACGGCCACAAGTCGTCGTAGCCGTCGGGTTGGAACATGACCGTGTCGACGCGTGGTAGTTGGGTGGCGAACTGGCGGAGCACGGTGTCGCAGTAGTCGGCGACCTGGTTATCGTCGGCCAACGTGAGGTCGGTGCGGTTGTAGGAGCGGGCCAGATACGGGTATGCGAGCGAGATCGAGTCCTGCCGGGTGATCACGTTGCCGCCAGCGCGTGAGACCGCCACATAGTTGCGTTGCAACCGGTCGTCGTCGCTCGTCGTGAACGCGGACGGGTTGTACTCGCCGACACCGTCCCCGATGATCCACTGTGGTGTCACCGAGCGGGCCGCCGTATACCGGGTTTGGCGGCCCCGATGGGTCACCATGTTCGACGGCGAGATGTACAGATCGCCACGCTCCGAATCGGCGGCCAGCCGTGCCTGTGTCGCGATGGGTTGCGCCAACGTCGTCGACTGATGCGTCGACTGTCCGGCGTCCAAATCACGCAAGGCCGACGGCCAGCCGCCTGCGTTGAGGATCCGGCCGAGCCGTGCCCCGGTCGTGTCACCCGCACCCACCGCAGCCTGAGCGACAGGGTTGATGACCGTCAGGATCTTGAACGCATCCGTCCCGGTGTACGTGATCTCACCCGACTCCGGGTAATGGTAGACGGGCAGCCAGTTGTCCGCGTACGCGTAAATCAGGTCGTAGTCGACACCGGACCAGGTCGCTTTCACTTTCATCGGGGCCATCGGCCGGATCAGGCTGACACCTGCGTTCGAGTTCGGTCCCGCATTCCACGCCGGGTTCAACGTCCCGTCCGAGTTGTCGAACAACGCCGTGAGTGTCCCCGCCCGGTACTGCTCCAACTGGCGTTGCCGTCCACGCCGTGTCGTCACCCGGTAGCAGCGGTCAGCCAGCTCGACCCAGGTGCCGACACCGACGATCGTCGAGTTCGCCAACACATCCGTACCACCCAACAGCGACGTACCGATGATGAACTGGCCGGTGACCGTGCCCGGCCCGATCGCTGCCTGAACGGACAGTGTCGGCCGAGTCACGACGCAAGCGCCCAGTTCGGCATGAGGACACCGCGCCGGGTCATTGCTGTCATCTCGTCGGCGAGGGTGCGCGCCAAGTCTTGAGCGGCCATCACGGATCCGGCGACCTGGACGGTCACGTTGTACGTTGCGCCACCCATGCCACCACCGTCGCCGCCGATCTTGTTCCACAGGTTCGCCTGCTGCGACGGGTTCAACACCATTTCGTTGCCGTGGACGACACCAGCGATATCACCGTACGAACCTGGTGTGATACCACCCCCGGCGAACCCGATCGGCGCGATGTACGGCGCGCCGAACGCGCCGACGGTGACATCACCGCCCATGATGTTCGGTAACGGAATGGTGAACCCTGGGAACTTCAGGCCGTCCCACCACTTGATTATCATGTTCAGCGCACCCCTGAATGCGGTGCCGATCCCGTCCCACATCCCTGCAGCCGCTGACGCGATGCGGGGAGGTAGACCGCCCACAAAGTTGACGACCGCGATCGCCAGCTTCTCGGCTTCCGCCGGGATCTTCGTCACAGCGTCGGCGATCCAACCCAGGAACTGCTTGCTCAATTCGAGCGCTTTGATACCGAGGGTGACACCAGTGTCGAACAACCATGACACCAGCGACGCCAACAGTTTCGCCAACTCGGGGAGCATGTTGATCGCTGCCTGAGCGATCCACACCGTGAACTGCAACGTCCACTGCGCCAACTTGAGGATCAGAGTCGGGATCGCCTGCAACACCCACTCGCCGAGCGCCAACAGCAGCTTGGCGAGTTCGAGGAGCATCGGCGGGATCTGCGGCCCGACCCACTTGACGAACTCGACGGCCCACTGCGCGAGCTTGGACACGATCGCCGGGAGCGCGGTCGTGATCAGCCACTCACCCAACGCCAGGAGCAGCTTCCCCAACTCCAACAGGAGAGGCGGGATCTGCGGGCCGACCCACTTGATGAACTCCAGCGCCCACTCACCCAACTTCTTGACGATCGCCGGTAGTGCGGTACCGAAAAGCCATTCCTGCATCGCAAGGAGGAGCTTGCCCAACTCTTCGAGCATCGGGATGATCTTCGGGCCGATCCACTTCCAGAACGCTTTGCCCCACTCTTCGAGCTTGAGCCCGATCGCCGGGAGCGCGACGTCACGCGCCCACGCCCCCAACTGCTCGAGCAGCGCACCCAACTCCTTGAGCATCGGGACGATCTGCGGCTGCACCCACGCCCACAACGCTTTGCCCCACTCGGCCAACTTCGTGATGATCGCGGGCAGAGCTGTGCCGTACACCCACTCCGTAGTGGCGATCAGGAGTTTGCCGAGTTCACCCAACATCGGCAGGATCTGCGGCTGAACCCACTTCCACAGTTCGGCCGCGAACACCTCCAGCTTCTTCGCGAAGATCGGGGCCTGCACCTCGATCCACTCCCACACCTTCTTTGCGATGCCCTCCAGGTTGGAGAGGACACCGGGGATCGCTTTCTTGATTTCGTCCCAGTGGGTGAACGCCTCGTACACACCGAACGCGATCGCGATCAGCGCCAACAACGGCATGTTGATCGCGATGACCGCTGCGGCGATGACGCCGAGCGCGATGCCGACACCCTTCAACACGTCGGGGTGCGCCTCGAAGTACGAGATGATCGCCATCACGAAGTTCTTCATGGCGTCGAACAACGGGTTCAACTGGTCGATCTTGTCCTTGAGGAACGCCATCGCCGCCGGCAAATGTTCGGCGATCCAACCGGTCAACGCAGAGATGACAGGCATCAGCTTCGAGCCGATCATCACCTGTAGCCCTTCCCACGCGGCGTGCATCTTGCGGGACGCTTCCTTGTTCTTCTGCATGGCGTCGACTTGGTCCTGGGAGATGACCAGCCCGAACTTGGCGGCCTCTGCCTCCAGGTCGCCGATCCCCGCGCGTCCCTTGTCGAGCATCGCGATAAAATCGGGTCCGACACCCTTACCGAACAGCTTCAACGCCTCGGCGGTCTTCTCTGGGCCGTCAGGCATCGACTGGAACTTGTCGGCGACGTCCATCAGCATCTGATGGGTGTCTTTGAGTTTGCCGTTGACGTCCGTCGATTGGAATCCGAGCTTGTCGAACGCGCCGCCCATCGCCGAGATCGCCACGTTGTTCGAGTCGATCTTCTGCTGCAACGCTTCGATCGACGCCGCGTTTTTGCCGTGCTTGTCCGGGAGTTTGTCGAGCTTGTCGATCTGCTCCTGATATTTGACGTTCGCTACGTCGAGCTTGTCGATCTTGGCCTGATCCGTCGAGTTCGCCTTGACGACAGCCTTCTCGAACTTCGTCATCGCCGACGCGAGCGAGTCCGTCGACACCCCGGACTCCCCGGCGGCAAAGTTGAGGGCCGACATCGACGTTGCCGAGTCACCGGTGATGATCTGCAGGTTGCGGGTCGCGGTCGCGACCTCCGTGAACTTTTCGACACACTTCTTGCCGAAGTCGATCACAGCGCCGACAGCGAGCGCGGTGCCGATGACCTCGGCCAGGCCCTTCATGTGCCCAGCCAGGCCTCCGGCACTGTCACCGGTTTCGGCCATCGCCTTCTTCGCGCCCTCGGCGTCACCGAGGATCTTGACCATCAACTGGCGTTCAGACATCGGTCACTCCCCGTTCTGCGCTTCATGCCACTTCGTACGGAACTCCATGAACGCTGCGACCTCGTCAACCGTTAAACCCCACACCGTCTGAGGGGTCCACCCGTAGAAGTGGCAGAGCGCCGCCACCTGCTCTAAACGTTCGCGGTGACGGCGCCGGAAGGGTCCGGGGTGGCCGGCTTCTTCGTGCGTCGCTTCTCACCCGCCGACGGCTCCACATCCTGATCGTTGATCAGCGACGTCATCTCGTCCATCGTCAACTGGCGGGCCATACCGATCGTGAACGACGGATCCTCGCGATGTTTCAGCACCCACACGAAACAGATCAACACTTTCGTGCTGGGCCGCTTCTGACCTTTCGGGACGGTCATCAACTCTTCGATCAACAGACCGGAGTGTTCCTCCATCATTTCGATTTCTTCGAGCGTCAACGCGTTGACATCGAGCAGCGCCATAGTTGTTTCTCCCTATTTCTTGTCGAATGCTGATTTGGCGGCTTCGTCGATCACGTCGAGGAACGCCGTTTCCAGGTCGGGTCGCATCTCGCGGATCGTCGGGTACAGGAAGTAACCGACGCGGCCCTTGTGCGGTTTGAACTGGGATGTGTAACCACCCGCCGGGGTCGGGTTCCCGGCCTTGAATCGGCCGCCACCGAACTCGGCGCCGAACGCTGTCGGGACCGCTTTCGCGTCCAACCTGACCGCCACGTATGCCTGTGAGGCGACGGCTTTCATCGCCCCGTTCTTCGCTGCGTGCGCTGCGACACCACCGACGGCTGCAGCGCGGCTGGTCGCTTTGTCGACGGCTGTCGCTGCGATCGCCTTGTACTGGCGGGCGAGCCCTTTGGCGACGTCGGGCGCGAACTTTTTGAGGCCGGACCGGAACTCTTTCAACCCTTCGACCTGGACTTTCAGCCCGTTGTCGGACGCCATCAGGCCACAGAGTCGGCGGTGACGATCGTGATCGTGATCGCGTCATCCGAGGTGTTCGTCGTGTCCAATGCGGGGCCACCGATCTTCTGCAACAGCAACGCGGGGCCGGTGATGTTCGGTGTTTCCGTGTCCGTTCGTGCGTTCGGCAGGGTGATCGTCAGCGATGGCACTGTCGACGCGGCACCAGTGATGATCGTCGGCGCCGCCCAGGTCGCGACGAGCGACGCCATTGTGCCGGCTGCGGTCGCCGAAATGTAACGGTTGTAGGCGGTCATGTCGGAGAACTCGACCTGTGCGGTCCACTGGATGTCACGCCATGCGTTCTGCAACATTTCCGCCGGGAGCCCGCCCGAGTTGATGAACCGGCGGTCGGCGACAGCGGTCAACCCGTTTTTGACGGTGATCGTCAAGTTCTTCACGGTCGCCAGTGCGGTGCCACCCCAGGTGATCGACCCACCCACCCACGTCAACAGTTCGTTTGTCCCAGTCGGATATGACGGGACCGCGAGCGAAACGGTGGTCACTTCGTTCTGGAACGAACACGTCAGCTTGAGGGTGAGGACCCCGTCGACCGCGTTCGCGAACGCATACGAGTCGATCTTCGCACCCAGATAGTTGAACGGTTGCACGACCGTCGACACCGAGAACGGGCGACCGACCTGGACAGTGATCGACTGGCCGAGCAGCGACCCCATCGTTCCCGTGTACGTGTACGCCGTCGTGTCGGTCGGGCCTGAGGCGACGACGGTGCCGAGGATCACGGACAGCCAGTAGGCGAACCCTTTCGACGTGACCTCGAGCATCAGGTCGCCGACGCCACCGGCGCCGTACGGCATGAACCGGTCAGCGCGCTTCGTCAACCGGTTCGCGGTCAACGCGTTGGAGACGACACGACGCCGATCCCATTTGAACGTCTCCGAGATGAACTCGAAGAATCGGGACACGGTGCCGCCGCCACCGAACTTGGTGACGTTCGTGATCGTGCCCTGCACGGTTGATGTGGCGACGACGGTCGCACCGGTCGAAATCGTGTACGTGTTCGTCGCGACGGGGGCGATGATCACGAACGTGCCGTTCCAGCCGCTGGGTGTGAACCCTGCCTGTGTGACGACGTCGCCGACACGGTAGCCGTGCGCGGTCGCAGCGACGGTGCCCGTGTTCGGGGAACCAGCGACCGCAGTGATACCGGTGATCGTCGCTGCGATACCGACCTCTTTGACGATGCCGAGTTGGCCGTAGATGCCGCTCATGGGGTTTCTCCGTTCTCATCCGCGGGGGCGGACGCTGGTTCCGGCGTGGGCTCGGGGGTTGGTTCGGGCTCGGGTGTCGCCTCCACCGGGACGTCGACCACAGGAGTGGCGACGGGCGGGGTGTAGGCGGTGTCCGCGGACTCGAAATCGGTTTGTTCGCACAAGTTCGCGAACGACTCCTCATCGACTTCGACGGTTTCGCCGGGCATCATTTCGAGGCCGAGCGACGGCAGCGACACCGGTGTGAACGGGCCGACGTAACGGATCTGGGGCATGACGAGACCTCCAAAGGTCGAAAGGGAACGGCAGAACCGGGCGGGGCGCCCGGCAGGTCAGATGCGGTTCAGGACGTGCAGGTAGAAAACGATGGTGCAGCGCCGGCCGAGCTTGACGAGCGGGTCGTTCAGGTCGGACTGTTCGACGTTGATGTCCGTCAACTCGGCCGCGATGTTGATGTTCCCGGCGAGCGTCACCTTCTGTGGGGTGCCACGTAACGCCCCATCGATCGCGTTGTACATCGCGAACGCCTGATTGCGGGCGGTCTGCTGCGCGTTCGAGTAGTCCGACTGGTTCGACGAATCGGATGAGCCGCCCACATAGGAGGCGAGCGCAATTTCGACCAGATAGTTCTCGTCACGTTTCAGGGCGCCGATCGCCGCCCAGTTCTCGGGGCCGTACGCGGTCGGGGTCGATCCGCCACCAACGGCAATGAAGTTGTCAGGGATCATCTGGCCGGGGAACCCGTCGAACACGGACCACGGCAACGTCGGCACCTGAGTGAGAGGCAACGCCCGGAATGTGGTGACCAGATAGTCGATCACCCTCGGCATCGACGGGGTACCCATCAGACAATGCTCGGATGTCGACGGCTTGGCGCAAGGAGCTCCTTGACGCGATTCGGAACGAAAAACCCCATCAGGACGACACCGGGGACGTCATCGCTGCCGCCCCCGCCACCGAACATCGGGTGACCGCCTTGCTGTGTCTGCTGGTAGTTGACTCGCAACAGCTCGAGGCAGCCCATCCGAATGTTCGCCGGCACGGTCACATAGCCGGACGTGTAGTTGACGAGGACGGTTTGGGCGCCACCAGGGAACGACGTCATGCCGCCACCGACGGTGCGCCGGACGATGCGGCCGGTCGGCTCGAACTCGTAGCTGTAGATGGTGCCCAAGTTGTTCGTAGCGACCTGCGTCAGCTCGTACGGGATCGGCCCGCGGAACTCGATGACCGAGTTCACGGCGACGATCGGCCGATGCCTGACCGAGATGAACGCGGTCCCGCCGTCATACTTTTCTTCGTAGATGTGTTGGATGACGGGGCCGGTGATGAACTCGACGACGGGTGTGATCGCGTCGATCATGCGGATCAGTTCGGCGTCGTGGGAACGGTCACCGGGCGCGAAGTTCAAATGCTCGCGGGTTTCTCCCAACCCGACGAGACGTCCGACCGTCGACTGGGTGATGAGGTCTTCTTCGACCGAGATTTCGAGGTAGCCGAGCGTCGGGAACGTTCCGACAGCACCGGATGCGAACGTGACGATCCACGACGCTTGGAACAGCCCGGCGTTCGCCGTGTCGGTCGCCGTGTACGTGTACGAGACGACACCGGTCGCAGCGTTCACGACCGTGCCGAGAGCGTTCGCGGCTGGGGCGACCCCGGTGAGGGAACGCATCACGAACCGGACCGCGGTCGCCCCGGTGATGTTCACCGCGACGCCAGCCGCGTCGAGGAGTGTCGTTTGCATCGTCGGGGACGTGTCGCCCTTCTTGATCGTGAAATCGGGCACTGTTTCCCCCTATCTGGTTGTGGTCGGGCCTTGCGCGGCGCTGTTCGTCGTTGGCCCTTGCGCGGCGTTGACGTTCGTTGTGGCCGGTGTCGACCCGGCGCCGGTGGATGCCGCCGTGGTGACGGTCGGGCCTTGCCCGGCGGTGGTGAGCGTTGTGGGCGGCAGCGCGCTCGGGGTCGCCGTGGACGGCGCAGGCGTCGCCAGGGTGCTGCCACGCCTGCGGAGCAAAGCGAGTAGACCGCGACGGGACTGGATCGGTGGGACGTTGACGGTGACCGTGACGACAACAACAGCCGGCGGGGTGTTACTGGTGACACCGTGACGGGTCGGGAGCAGGAACCTGCGGCGGGGCGGCACTGACGGTGGCGGCTGGGCTGGTGTTGTCGTTACCGCGGTGACCGTGACGGTCGGCTGTTCCGGTCGGCGACGGATGAGTAGATCGAGCCGATGCCGTGCGGGGATCGTCGGTGGGATTGCGGGAACCACGACGACAGCGACAACCGGCGGTGTTGGCGTGATCTGCCCGCGTCGTGTCGGGATCAGCCTCGACCGTCGGGCGACTGGTGTCGGAACGAACGGGGTGACGGTGACGGTGACGACGGTGGGCGGCGTGTTGATCGGTTGACGACGGCGAAGGGTCGGCGTCGATGTGGAACGACGCTCTGGGATCGGCGGTGGCTGCAGGGCCGGGGTGACCACCACCACTGCGTATGGCGTGGTGACCGGGGTGCGGCGGCGCACGGCAGGCAGCAGAGGGCGACGTGTTGATGTCTGGGGTGGGGTTTGCGACGCAGCGACGACCGTGACAGTGACGGGGACCGCTACCGGTTGACGACGGCGCAGCGTGGGGAGCAACACCGGACGGCGACGGCCGGTCGGGACTGTGACCGTGACCGTCAACGGAATGACGACGGGTTGACGACGGCGCAGCGCAGGGACCTGCGGTCGCCGCCCGAACGTCTTCGGTGGTGGTGGGGGTGCCGCGACAACGACCGTGACGGGTGGTGTGGAGACGGGTTGACGTCGGCGTTGCACGGGCAACTGGCGACGCTGGTTGAACGTCTTCGGGACGGGCGGCGGGAACTTCCCGGCGGGCTGGTTCGGCTCGACGAACAGGACAGACCCGCGGGTGCGGCGCCATGCGGGGAACCGGCGTGCTCGCACTAGTTGCGGCGGCGCAACCAGTGCGCCACCAGCAGCGGCTGGGTTGAGTACGAACGAGATCGTCGCCCACTGGAACCCGCTGGCGACAGTGCCCGAGTTCATCGACGTCGCCCCAGCCGACACCGCCGTCGAGTAGATCGTCACCTCCTCGGACGTGT